ACCGACCTTGCGTTTCTGCATCTTGGCAATGGCGATTTCTTTACCGTCAACATCCAAAACAGCCGTAACCGTAGGTACGCACTCCTCCACGTCGTCCGGGCGGATATTCGGATTACTGACCAGCTCATAGTTCTTGTCCGCCAGCAACCAGAACCACGCTGTCGCAATCGTAGTCTTTCCAAGCCGGTTCATGCCACTTACTCTGGTTGTCTTTCCAAACTTATAAATTTTATCCTTTGCACCCTTGAAATTTTCAAGATGTAATGATTTTAAAATCATTTTTCATTCCTCCCATTCTCAAATTCTTTCACCAATCCTACAAAGTATCTTTCATTCTCCCTATAGCCGCTCAAAAGCTCGACCGTTTGCATGTCTGTAGTTGCCTGTTTGCATCCGCGCAATCTAATATTGGTTGTATGCTCACTTGTGATATATCTGTACAATGCGTCTATATGTGTCCTGCACTCGATCAGTTCATCATACTCATCCCTTGGAATACAGACGTAATCCAAATTTTTCTTTCCCATTTACATTTCCTCCCTGATTGTCGCCACAGAAACCTCGTAAGCCGTTCTTTCTTCGATTTCTGTGTCTGATAATGTTTTCTTGTATACGCGGCTCTGAATTCTTCCTTCCATATAAATGCGCGCTCCGGCTTCAAAGTTACTTACAAATAAAGCATTTCTTCCCCAGCAGACACATGGAATATAATCTGATTTTCCATAGGACCGATTGACTGCCAATAAAACATCTGCAATTTCTCTGCCGAGTGGTGTTTTTCTATAAGTTGGTTTCTTACAAAGATATCCGTTCAAAGCAACTGTGTTTAAATCTCCACCATCGAAATTATCAAAAACTTCTATTTCGTGTACGAAGACATTTAATATCAACTTTCCACCTTCAGCATTGAAAGAGCGGAACTCTCCTGTAATGAATACCGTTTTTCCCGTATAATCTTTGCCGATATCAATAATTCTGTCAGATATAAGAACTGGGATTTTGTCTTCTACACCACTTAACCTAGATACCGTGATTTCCGATTCATAAAATGATTCTCCGCAAAGTTCGTGGCTGAATGTAAGTGATTTTGTGACTTTTCCCATTATTTCGACTTTGTTATTTTTAAATTTTTCTGTATACATAATTGATTTTCCCTCGTTTGTTCTATATAATATAAATGTTCTTTAGGCATGGTAGAGTTTTTCTCTCTGTGCCTTTATCCTTTTGCATCTACAATCTGAATGTAAACATAATCTCCATATGTGGCTATCCATTCATTGACGCCGTTCTCATTATCCCGATACACATCTATGCTGCGTCCAAGCTGAATTGTGCCTTTTTCTGATTCCGGTACGCTGATTCCGTAACCGGTATCTGTGAATTGAAAGTATCCGATCAAATCTCCTACTTCGCCATCATCTCCAACCGCATACATAATGATCGTTTTGCCAAGCCATTCTTCTTTTCCTGCGACTGATAATCCCTCCACCGGATATTGACCATTCGCACACGGTTGCCCTGTCCATGTATAACAGGTTGTCCGAATCATTGTTGGTTCTCCATACGGATTAATGCTATGTACATCTGCTTTTGCAGAATTTCCACACAATACCGAGAACAGAAGCATTAACAGCATAGTTGCTATAAGTTTCTTCTTTCCTATCTTCACTCTTTCCCTCCGTTTCCCATAAATCCCATTACTTTGATTTCCTCTGGTGGTTCCGCAATCATTCCTGTAATTCTTCCGTCATTCAGCTCAATAGCTAATCCGGCTTTTTTGAGACATTTAATCATTGTGATGTCTGCATCGTTTAAATCCGAACTGTTCATTTACTGCTTACCCTCCTCTTATCTAATCGCCAAAGTTATATGTTTCATTTTCAAGTTCCTTATAATGCAAGGAAATAAAATCCGTAAGCAGTGCGATAAATTCAGTGTTTGTTGGTTTTCCTTTTGCCGCTAAGACAGTGTAGCCAAACACATTGTTTATCACATTCATATTTCCTCTTTCCCATGAACTTTCAATCGCATGCCTTATAGCACGTTCTACTCGCATAGTGGTTGTCTCGTACTCTTCTGCAATCTCCGTATACAATCCTTTCACAACGTTGTTGAGTTTTTTTCTGTCCATAAGACATCTTTTGACCGCTGACACAAGATATAAATAACCATTGATGCTATGTTTTACACCAAATTGATTTAACACTGTTTGGATTACCTGTTCGGACGTACTCTGTGCCTTTTCTAAATGTGTATCTACTTTCTTACTTGCATCGCAAATTCCAATGCTTTCTACGGATTGCGTAAATACGTTTACTGCTTCCGTTAATGCCCCGATTGCGTCCTTTAATCTCCGATTTTCCTCTTCAAGCTGTTTAATTTTCTTCTGTTCGCTCATGGCTACTCCTTTCAATAAATTTGTTTACAAAATAAATTTGTCCTTTTCCTGTAACCTTTGTCGTTCTCGTGATTCTTACGCTGCCATCCGGGTTCTGTACGCTACTTTCCTTGACCTCAAACAATCCCTGTTCAACATATCTCTGCATTGGCATATTCCTTGAAGCACCGTTTTTAATAAGGAAATTATTCTCTCTCAGCCACTCAAACAACCGCTTCTGACCTATCTGATAGCCGTTCTGACAAATCAGCTTTGCCAAATCTCCAATGAGGATTGATGTGTGGCTTGTTGATACCGCATCAGCGAAAATCTCTTTTGGTCGCATTTCCTGTATCCTAGAATCCTGTATTGCAATCAGTTTATTCTTTTCATCAATCTTCCTCTGCGCAACCATCAATGCCTTTGAAAGCAATTCGTCATCTGATAAGGTTTCCTGCCCAACTATGTAACCGCCATTCTTTCGGATAGACGGAAGAATATCTTCCATAACCCACTTCTCAAATTTTTCTGCGCTTGGAAGTTTCGACTTCATGATAAGCCGGTATAAATCTCCCTCATTTATGTATGACATTGACTGAACCCCACTAGATGTAGGGGTGTCACGTTTCGTTACTCCCTTGCAATGGTCAATAATTGCCTTGCGTGGATTTGAATAACCTAACGCGTTTGCTACATCGTTTGCAACGAAATAAGGATTTCCGTCAATTTCGACGGTTCTGATTTCTCCAAACTCATTATTGCTAAAAATCTGTAAATTGTTCATTCTTCTCCTTTCTGTCTAAGCAGGCAATCAACTTTTACATTCAAGACTTTAGCTACCGCATTAAGCTTATCTACGGTAGGACTAGAATCGTTCCACTTACTGATTGCTCCGTTACTCAATCCTGCTTCTTTCTCGACGGAAGTAACGCTTAGTCCTCTCTTCTTGCAAAGTGCCTTGATTGTGTCGTAAATCAAATTATCATCTCCTTTCTGATTACAGAAAACATTCAGTAAAATACTTGACTTTCTATAGAAAATATTCTAAAATATCAATGTTGTGTAAATAATAATCTTATTATTTTCTGTAAAATATTTTACCGAAAGTTTTCTGTATCTGTTTTTTATTATACAGAATACTTTCTGTTTGTCAACCCTATTTTACAGAAATATTTCAGTAAAGGTGCTAGAAAATATGAATATGTATGAAAGAATTGAATTTTTAAGACGAAAGGAAGGAATATCACAAGGGAATTTAGAAAAAGAATTAGGATTCTCTAACGGTTCAATCTCGAAATGGAAAACAAGCACACCGAAGCCAGAACGTTTGCAAACGTTGGCTAATCATTTTGGCGTGTCTGTGGATTTTTTAATTGGAAAAGATGACGAAATAGAGTGTAAAGAATGTGGTCAGAAATACAATCCACTTGATGAATTTGACTGCGCAATTCATGAACAGTTGCACAAAAAAATAGTAAAGGCGAAAGAAAAATATCGTTGTTTACTTCCATACAACGAGCTTACAGCTATTCGTTATAATAGTTTAGAAAAAATAAAATCCGGTTCTGACGATATAGCTACAGAATTGGATAAATATTTGAAAGCAGAATTTTCATATCATGTATACACGAATTATGAGGATGATAGAACTTTTGATTTCTTTGCATTTGGAAAAAACAAAGTTATAGAAATGATTAACACCGGCGATATTCCGCAAGGCGAAATCAACAACGTGCTGAAATGGTATGATATAGATAAAAGCTATGTAAATATACGCGGAGCGGTACTCGCCAGAGCAAGCAAAAATCCGCAACTTATGCGTCTACTTTCCCTTGCAGAAAAATTAAACCCAGAAATGCTAAATATACTCGAAATCCAAGCTAAAGCATTATCTGAACAAAATAAAGATGATAAGGAGTAGCTTAATTGCTACTCCTTATTTTCTCAATTACAAACAAGTAAAACCAACGAAGTTTATAATTTTCATTTACACTGGCAAATATTTTTTGCAGTTCTTCCCGATATTCATCGTTTGTCATTTCAATATCATTCGTACTTTCATGCATAATACAATTTTCACTCCTTTCTCTCCCCACAAAAGCTATCATCATATTATCACATTTGCGGGAGAATAGAAGAGTTTTTGCAAATATTTCCACGTTTGTGGAAATTATTTATATGGGGAGTCAAATAGATCTGTGATTTTCACATCAAGTGCCTTTGCAATATCCTCCATCTGCGTCATCCTTGGTGATCGTTTCCCCATCTCATAATTATGTAATGCGCTATGACTAATACCTGTTCTTTGTTCCAATTGCTCTAATCCCCAGTTCTTTTTTGTCCTTTGTTCCCAAATCTTCATTTCCATACACTTATATTTTATATCCCTAATGGAAAAAATCTACTGGTAATATCTGGAAGTATTGCAATATCCTTATATTTGTGCGATAATTCAACTGTTATATATGGGGAGCGCGAGTTTTGAAATCTTATATGTACTCTTCCCCATAAAATTATATTTTAATTCAAAGAAAGGATAATTATTATGGAGAGCGAAAAGAAAAAAAGCAAAAAGAAATGGATTATCATAGCCATCATTATCGTACTGGCTATCATTGGAATCGCTTCATGCGGTGGAGATGATGAATCAGGCACCGTTTCAAACAACGAATCTAGCAAAGATTCATCTAACAAGAAATCCGATAATACGGATAAACTCAAGGATTCCGATTTTGAAGTTACCGAATATCGTTACGGCGAAGGAAATGACAACACATATATATTGAAAGTCCAAAACAACTCTAAAAAGACCGTAGATATAGAAGCAGAAGTAACCGCATTGGATGAAAATGGCGAATCCTTATCTGTCGCAAGTAATGACATTTATACATTAGAGCCAGGCAAGGCATCTGTAATGGAGTTCTATTTTGATGACGGAACCCCTGCCAAATTTGAATACAACATTGATTATTCTAAATCATCTTATGAATCAAAAGTATCTAATTTGGATATTTCAGAAACACAGAATAATAAAAATGTTGTTATAAAATGTACTAACACATCAGATGATCCTGTCGAATTCCCGCAAGTTTCGATTTTATTCTTTAAAGGTGATACACTTGTAGAATATGATATGGGATATCTCCTTCCCGATTCTGATGATGAATTGAAACCGGGAAAATCAAAATCTATTGAACTTGAATGTTACGAAGATTTTGACAGATATGAAACTTTCTATACTGCACGTTAGACATAAAACCTTTATGACTTACATTTAAAGGACCGCGTTTTTGCGGTCCTTTCTGTTGCTTAGTACCCTAAGCTCGCCCATGTTTTCGGTCCGCAGACTCCATCCACTTTTAATCCTTTATAAGACTGCCATCTCTTTAAGATTGTCTCTGTGATGGAGCCAAAATCTCCGTCTACTTCTAAATACTTTTTTCTTCCATTAATAACACAGGATTTGAATTTCTGATTAAGCAATGCCTGCTGCAACTTCCTTACAGCTTCACCCTTGCTGCCCTTTCGGATAGTCTGCACCCCTGTATTTGTTTTTACAGTCTGAACCGGCTGGGCGGCTCCACACGGAGTCTTATATAATCTCTGTTCTTCTTCCCTCCGTCTTACCAGTCCGTTCAATTTCTTTCCATTGGCTTTATTGTAGAGAACAATTTTATCTCCAATCTGCTCTGTGCTTCTACCCTTGCAGAGTGTTTTTAAGTTGCCTGCTCCGCAGTTATATGTAAAGGACACCAGAGCATCGAACTGATTCTGATTAAAGCCTTTTCCAATCGCATTGACCGCTTTCTCGGCACCTGCCACATCTTCACGCAGATAGGCTTCTGCCTGTGCCTGTGTGATCTTCTGTCCTTTCTTCACGCCTTTCGTGTGTCCATACCCGATCGTCAACTTTCCTGCCGGGCAAACATATGCCGTTAACCGACATCCCTCATATTTTTTGATAATTGCCAATCCTTTTTCTGATACCTTCATTACTGTTCCTCCTTGTCTCTTAACTGGATCAATACCTCTTTCAACTTTTCCGGAATCGGAATAAACTCTGCTGCATTCTCTAACAGGCTGATGGCTTCGTTACACACATAGAATGTGATCACGATCTCTCTAAGTGCCACTGCATGGTTCAGAAACTTCTGGATCTCAAATGCTACCGCAATGATGATAAACATCAGGATCTTTTTCAAAAGTCCTTTGTAACCCACCTCTGAACTAAGCTGTTTTAAATAAACTGCTTTGATAAGTCCGGTCACATAGTCAGCCACTGCTAAAAACACAATGGTCTTTAACAGCACGTCCCAACCTCCAAGGAAATATGCCAGCAGTCCTCCTAAGACTCCGCCGCATACGCTGATACCGTTAAATAATTTTGCCATTTTAACACTTCCTTTCTTCTTTTTATACAAAAACGCCCTGTATCTTCTGATACAAGGCGCTTAGGCTCTACTCTGTGATTGCTGCTCTTAATTCTTCTTTCTCTGCATCCGTCAGCTTGGGATAACCGGCTAAGATATCCTCAAGCTCTTCGCCCTCTGCCATTCTCCGGCGGATGACACGGAGCATGATATTTTTAGCTGCATTACTCATTATACTTCACCCCCTAACAACTCTGCTAAAACCTCGTCCTGCTCTGCCTGTGTCTGTTCAAGGCTTTCTAAACGAATTTCTGTGTCTGATTTAATGTGCATAGTTACCATAGTGCTGCCGTCCTCATAGACGGTGGCAGATACAAAGGACAGATGCTCGTATGTACCGTAAATTTCCTTATCCTCGCCCGCCACGGTAAGCTCTGTGACCGGTCGAAAGGCTTTCTCAACGTCTGCTACTGCCTGTCCTTCCATCGAAAATGAAATGCTGTCAACTCCTGTGACTACTGCTTTGCAGGCGTACTCTGCGCCATTTGTTTTGATATACTCCATGATTTTCCCTCCTGTTTTTATTTTCTGATTCCATAAATTTTATACGGAATACTATTGTTATTATTAATTGCTAAAGAACCGCCAGACACGACACTTCTATGTTGGCAGCCATAAACATAGATGGATGATACATATAATTTGCGATTTCCAATATCTTCCACCGTACGCTCGACTTTGACCTCTCTAAATGCTATATAAACATTATTTTCAGGTGTTGTTAAATTTAAAAACTGCGTTAAATAACAGAGTGCACCGTCATAATTTCTTATCCCGACAAGCTGGCCTTGACCGTACATGATAATAAAAGCATCATATAATTCGTTATCAAAATTCCGAACACTAACAAGACTCTGCCTTGTAAGTGCATTATCTGGTTTGACAAAATTACTGCCATTATTACTCCAAAGCAAATCAATTTTAGTACTAAAATTATTTAGCATATATGCAAGTGTCCCGCTGATACTAGCATTTTTCTCGGTAACTGGTAGTGCCAATCCGGTGCTGTCCGTGACCGCGGATGAGTTTGATAGCTTAACATGACCTGCTTTTGCAGATGTTGCATTTATATTTATATGATTGACTAATGTGCTTATAGCTTTTGCAATCTTTCCAAAAAATGTTTTTCTTGTTTCTCCACTTTCGATTTCAGTTAATTCCGTCTGCTCTGTATAATCTGTTTTGAGAACCATCTTTGCATTTGAATCTACGCCAATATCTTCACTGGCTTTTACTACTCCATTGATATCTTCTGTTGCAATCGGTACGGAACTGCCCCCTCTTACAAGCAATTTCCAATATTCGCTGTCATCTGTCGGTGTGTTACCTGTTGTTGTCTTGAGTGCGGCATATGAATTCCCGTCATATACGACCGTATCTAAGTATTCATATGTGACTGTATTGTTATAAGCCCCTTTAGGGGTAAACGCTACTTTTCCTGCATCATTCATTAAACAGTTACCTCCCATAATAAGTGTCCTGCCTCATTTACTGAAAAATCAAACCGACCGCCTTGATACTTTAAGTGTCCAGTCGTAAAATCAATTGTAAATTGCGGAACATTCTGCGATATTGCTTCATCAATACGATTTACAATCTCGTCACTTGCCGATTCTGCCTGTGTTGCATATGCCTGTGCTGTTTGACTACTTGCTTGTGACTTCTCACTGTAATACTTGCTGTTATCTATATCTTCGCCTGCTCTTGAATCCGTTCCGCCAATTGCGTAACTTTTAGCTTCTGTCGCACTTGCCAAAGCACTATTCTTAGATAATAAAGCACTATTCGCATATCCCTGCATCTGTGGCAGATAAGTGTTTACACAGTCATTTTTTATCTGTATCACAATGTTGGTATTTGCAGAAGTCTGTTCTGCTAAAGTTTCGATTTGGTCAAGAATCGTGTTGAATTCTTCTTTGTATTCATCTCGAATATCTTTGGTTGCATCTCTGATCTGTTCTTTAAAATCTTCATATGTCCCCATACGTTTTACAACACCAGCTCTAAAACACATCCATACCATTTGCTTGCTCGTATCACTGTCGATAGATACCGCCCATTCTCCCGGCAACATCTTTGTTGGGTCGAAATCATCCTTTGACCCTTTTCTCATCTGAATCGCCATCTCTCGCCCCTCCTTTACTACATTAGTGTATAGTCAAATCTAAAATGAACATCTGTACCCTCGGTATTTTCGTATTTTTCACCGCAATTTCTCATAAGCAACACTCCTTCTTTATTTAGCCTTATATAAATGACCCTTGTCCCAATCACGGCAATTGTTTGCACGCTGTCGTGTTTCGGCAAATAGCCGCTTGGTATTGGCATTGTTTCCATAGCGGAATTAGCAAGGTCGTATTCTATTTTTTGTCCTGCTTCTAAAGATTTTAGATTTATCTTACCTGTAATTTCTATAAACGCGCCAGATGCTCTTACCGTTCCACTTACAACATAATTTCTTACATCTACTACGGTGTATCCTGCTTCTGTGGTATATGTCCCCTTTGTTGTAGCAAAATCTGTACTTACCTGATTTAATTTTCCGATTTCCGCATATCTTAATTTTGTTAGTAATGGAAAATACAACGGTGTTTCCTGTTGTGATGTTTCTAAAAAAATCTTTCCATCCGGTGTCAAAAATTGGTACTGCTGATTTTCTTTCGTATATTTATATTGAATAACTGATTTGTCTACACCCTGTGTTGTATTTCTAAGATAGATTTTATCCATGCCAATCAATTTTCCGGTGACTTCTATGTTTCCATTCTGTGCCACTTTTAAATTCTGGGTGTTAATAATGATTCCGCTCTTACTAACTTTGAAAATCATATTATTACTTGCATCGCATACCGTTATCGTGCCATCCTGATTTCTGTATGCTCCGCCAATCAACATACTACCCGCATTAATCCAGTCAGCATTAATTCCGATAGCATTTAATACACTCACTACCGCATTCCCCTGTGAATCAATTCCGGCATTCCACGTCTGTCCACCATCTGTAGATACTGCAAATGCATCTGCTGTCATTTTCCAAATGGTAGAACTTTTCGCTCGCTCCGGCTTGTTATGCATATAATAAATAATACTGCCATCCTCTAACACTTCCTCTGATTTGAATACACCAAAAGATTGTGTCATAAGGTTTGTTAATTGCTGTACAGCCAGATCATATGCACTTAATTGCCTTTGTGTCTGTTTTCGTGCTTTAACAACTGCCTTGGTCATTTCCGAAAATCTTGTTTGACTGTTTTTAAGCGGTGTTTCTGCATCACATACGAGTTTTTCTACACCGCCAAGATGAAATTCTCTTGTTGATATGAATGCCTGATAACTATTCTGTTTTCGGTCCGTCACATAAGCTATATCTCCGGCTTCAATAGCTGGATTGGTAAGACATTCTACCTCAAGCGGTCTAAATCTCATACCACCTATGCGATTATAAAGATAATTTGCTACAGTCTGTGCTGCTCCTTTTTGAATAAGTGCATTTCCGGAAACTTCTACTACATACCCCTCGTTTCCAACCAGCCTTGTTGCCGGTTTATCGGTTTCTGTTTCCTCAAACTCTTCTGTAACCCTAATTCCTGTGATTACTGCGTCATCGGTAGACATCGTAAATGTCTTTGTTGAAAAAATATGATGGTATGCTTTCTGATCAACAAATGTTCCACCATTCATTGATGCACCAGATGAGTAATCTTTAAAATTACCACCGTCTACTGTGTCTCCATCCGAATATGGAGTTGTGCTAGTTTCAAATGTACCACCATTCAAATTAGCGTTTTTCTCAAAAACAGACATATTATACCAACCAAGTTTCAGTCTTCCATAGACATCCATTTTCGCCCAACATCCTGCCACCTGTGCTACGCACGCAATGATATCTCCAAAGGTTAACGCATCGTCCTTAGGACGATTTTTGACCACATATCCATTGTTTGGAAAATTTGCAGACTGTAGTGAGACACCGCAACAATTACAAGCATCTGCAAGAATTTGACCTAATGTTGCCGGGTATTGCAAGGTACTTTTGCTATATGGTTTATCAAATTTAACCATGTTATCAAGAAAAGTCAGGCTTATCGTAGAGCCATCATAGCTTGGCTCATCCACAACAAACGTGCCAACTCTAACCTTTTCCAATGCGTTAGATAGTTGTAATCCCACATAAGCAACTACGGTAGCATCCGAAAAATCATATTCGCTGAAATCATCGTAGATATTATTAAGCGTAACGGTCAATTTACCTGTAACTGCGGCACCGATCGTAAATGTATTGCCTGCCGACGTTGCATCTTCAATGCTCATGGAATCTTGCCACACATCTTTCCTTGTTAAATTCAAAACTTTCCCGTTCCGTAGCGTAATATCTAAGAACGGAAGAAAATCTCGATTATCATTAAACAGCTCATTTTTAAATTCTGTTGATACATCAAGCAACTTGACCACCTACCTCTCAATAATATCGAAACTGATTTGTGAGTAGATTTTCTTTTTAACAGTCCACATCTTCATAGGTGCTGATCTGTCACCAACGTAAAATTCTCTTGTTTCATCCGTACCGCTCATGGCATCCGGATAAGTGACATTTATGTATTCCGGATTAAATGCCTGCAATATAGCCGCCGCTTCTTCTTTGGTCGGATTATTCCAGCCAAGAGCAATTTTCCTTTTCTGTCCTACTCTATTCTTGTGCATGATCGTGTCCTGTGTTCTGCCGGACGCACTATCTGATACATCCTGCAACCCCCAACTAAAAGAGGACGGCGTTTTTATTGCCGTCCCGTTTACCCATATCATTGCCATATAATTAATCACCTACAATTCTTTTAGGTTAGCGACTATCTATGCTTGATAGCCAGTTTGAGGAATAAAATAGAGCGGATAAACCGCTCTATATATTTCTTATTATTTTTACACTTTCCACTTCTTACCGCAGTTCATACAGACTGCATAACCTTTCTTGCTGCTCAACCCACCTAAAACTGCTCCGGGTGCTCCCGCTATTGCATCTCCAACCAGTGCCCTGCCAATGCTAAGTTTCTTGGTATCATAGGACAATGACGTGGAACCACAACGAGGGCATTTTGCCATACGTTTGTAATATCTCTCCTGCTGATTGGCTAACCGTTGCTGTTGTTCGGCAACTCGCTCTTCTTCTAAGTGTGCCTTTTCCTCTTCTGTCATCTTCCATCTTCTGCTCTCTTCCCATTGTTTTCTGGGAATACCAAAATTTTTTAGTGCCGTTTTCGCAGTTTTCATATCCACGCCAGCACGTTCGCAAATCACAGTCAATTCCTTGTGTTTTCCCCATCTTAAAGAATGCTCACCGTATTCATTATGAACCTCTCGAACAATTCTGTCTATTTCCATTTGACGCTCTGCTCTTGACTCTCTTCTCTTTTCTATCAAAAAATCAAATATTAGATTGGATTCCACATCTATATCATTGGAAATTCTATTTGCAATACTTTGCAAATCGGAATTGTTCATATTCCAACAAATTTCATAACCTTCTATCGCCTTACAAATTTTTTGCCTTTTTGTGAGTTTTCTAGTCTCTTGATATTGAATCATAACACACCTTCCCTTCTTATTAGCTAGATTATACATCATCTCCTAATAAAAGGAAACCCTGTATCGAGCAAGGTTCTTCCATATCTGTTCACGATATACAGTAGTGAATCATCATTTCTTTGATTACCAACTCATATGCCGGTCTAAGGTCTTTATCATTGGCAATTATGTAAATCTTATTGATTTTAGCCAGCTCTGACTTTTTAATGTCTGGTCTTTCTTCCAACGCTCTGCCCTTTGCTTTTTGAACCCGATCATCAAGGCGACAGTTTCTTTTCTGTTTTAGCCTTTCATAGCTTTCAGTTCGTGCAAGAGAATAATTCTTGCTCCTGCCATATCCCTTATCAAACTTCGGGCTTTCTGCAATCTGTGTAATACGGTCATTCGCCCATTTCTGAAAATCTTCTGTATCATCAGTTCTCTGAAATGTATCCACGATGGCATCCTGTTTCCGCTCCACACGATCCAACTGCTCTGCCTGTCGTTTCTGTTCCAGTTCCATTTTTGCCTGTCCATCAGCAATGGCGTAAAACATTTGCATCTGCGGCGAAAGCTGTGAACGGTTGATTGCCATTTCCTTTGCCTTGTCCTCTACTGTAATGAAATACTGTCGGGCAACCTTTCCTTTTGAAGAATGGGATTCCATAGACAGGTGTTTTGCGAAATCAGTCGTGAGACGATAATCTCTGCAATTATTACCGTTCTTCACAATGAAGAACCCCCACCAATCCTTGTTTTCTTCGTAAAACTCATTTTCCTCAATGTTTGTTTTCGCCCATCTTGCAAAATTTTGTGTAGGCATTTCCAAAAACTCATACAATGCTCTTGCTGTAGTCATTCCGTTCTCGTCAATGCCAAGTGCAATTTCTATCGGTGTCTGTGCTACAGTATGTTTAATTTCATTCATTGACAGCACCTCCACAACATACATTTTCGCATCTTTCCAATGCGGAATAGCAATAATCTTTTGCAACTCTTACGAGCCACATTATTTTTCGATAATCAGATATGTACTTATACGAAAATTGTGCAACCTTATCTTTGCTTCCACCAACAGTAGAACTGTGTTCTATTGCCTTTCTTGCATCTGGCTCATATACCCAATCATACTGATTTAAAAGTTCATCTAATGACATGAATGCCATTTCCAAATCATAAAGATTATCTTCTGTTATATCTTCGCATTTCAATACTTCTTTTTCGTTTATTGTAAAAATCTCCTTTCAATGTTTGACTTCCACACCAAAGGGAGATATAATGTGTATATCAAAACACTTTGGTGTATTTGTGGTTTAACAGTTGCTTAGTTTTCCAGACGGGGCAACTGTTATTTTTTATTCCCTTGTTCATACTGAATTTCAATCCCCTGTCTGATTATCTTTGACCTATTGGAATTTTGTTCAGTAACCAAACAATCCAATTTTTCAACCGTTTCCTTGTCCATACGAACTTGGATGAGTTTATCTTTCGGATTGTCAGTAATTTTCTGCCCCTTTTTGGGTGACACAATCTCATCTCCTTTCAGTTTGTAATTACATTCTGATTATAACCTTGTAATTACAAACTGTCAATAGTTCGCATTTACATTTTTGCGAACTTTTTGTGCTTATGATATTTTAAAACTCTGTCACAACATGATACCTGCTATTATGTTTCTCTTTTCCTTTTAAGGTCATTCTGTACAACGTCTCGCTGTCAACCTTGAATACATTTTCGATTACAGGTGCTTGGTTCTGTCGCGAACCTCCCATAACTGCCATCATGGCTTGCATGACACCATCTGCAACTCCGGCAGATACCGCTTCTACAATCTGATCGTTGTTGGCAACAGTTGAACGATTACCAATCTTTCCGACCATCTCGTTAATACCATTCTCACGAGCCATAAACAGCTCGCCTGTCTCAGGGAATCCACCATTGGCATACATTGATATTCTTCCAAGACTGACCGTTGGAACAAGATCAACTCCGCCCCAATCGACTTCGGCGACCTTAGCTGCCCATGAAACAACTTTATTAAAGCCACCAATAATTTTGTTGATTCCGTTTACAATCCAATTGATTGCACTTTCTATTCCTGCGATAACAGCATTCATTGCCCCAACAACTCCTTTTTTAACGGCCGTCCATGCACTATCAAATGCTCCTGTTATTTTTTCTTTTATATTATCAAATACATTTCCAAGTGGTGTTGCGATATTATCCCTGAACCATGTGGATGCTTTTTCCCATGCACCTTTTACTACACCCCATGCCTTTTTAAAAGCATTGGATATACTGGTCTTGACAGTACTAAATAAATTTTTGACAGGAGTGGTTACATTCTCACTAAACCAGCCAGATACTACGGTCCAAACTGTTTTAATAGCATTCCAACAAGTACTGAAAAATCCACTTATTTTTGTTTTTAATGTGTTAAACAATTTAGTAATAGGAGTGGTTACATTCTCACTAAACCAGCCAGACGCAATCTTCCATATTGCCTGTACAATTATCCACAAACCTTGGAATACTTGCTTTACTCGCTTTTGAAAGCCTTGGAAAAAGCTTACTATCGGCTCAATTACTGTCTCACTAAACCAATCCGATGCTGTCTGCCATATTTCCGAAATATCATCCCATAGATCTTGGAAAAATCCACTTACCGTTTCCCATAAACCTCTAAAAAATTCAACTATCGGCGAGATGACATTCTTATCAAACCATTTTCCTAATCCAGAAAAGAAAGTGCATATTTCTGTCCAATGGTCTTTTATGACTATAGCTACCGTCGCCGCCGCTGCAACAACAGCAGCCACAATAGCAGCTGGAGCAGCACCTATACCAAGTATAACCGCTCCGATTGCAGTTATTGCCGTTCCAAGTATCATTAATGCTTCATTCAGCCAACTAAATCCATCTTTCCACATGGCAAAAAAGTTAACTACAGCTGTTACGGCACCTGAAATTACTGAACCAATACCGGTTATTTTTGATACAACAGGGTTAATGAATGCCAATGCACTCTCTGCTGCTTTGCTTCCAAACAATGCTTTAAACCCAGCTACGAATGTAGTTCCCATGTTCTTTCCGAATTTTAAAAATAAACTTGACAGCCCTGCTCCTTTTGCAAGTTCTATTCCAAGTTTGGGCGCAAGTGCCGCTGCTATAGACTTTGAAATTTCTGATCCGATCATACCAAGTGCTGTTTTAGCAAGATGCAATCCTAAGATTTTTTTAATTGTCAATGCTCCTATAACAATTGCAACTGTAGATATATCTAAATTCTTAAAGAAATCGTTGATTCCTTTAAAAACCTCCCACCAATCAATATTGGCAACTGCCGTTTTCAGTGTTTTAAAAAGACCTTGTACCCAAACGTTTATTGTCTCTGCCAACGCTTTGAAATCAAAATCTTTGAAAAATCGGTTAATTCCTGCCGCAATAGATTCTCCGAGGTTCGTCCAATCAAAGGTCTCTCCAAAGGAAAGTGCTGTGTAAATAGCTGTGTTTAATGCACCTGCGATTGTGCCACCTACTGCACTAAATAATTCTGGTGTAATCAATCCATTTAGGAACTCTGCAAGTCCTGTACCAAAATTACTTGCAACTTTATATACCTTGTCCCACTGGATGCTTTCTAGGGCATTTGTTATTCCATTGCTGATATAGGTTCCAATTCCTTTGTAATCTCCCTTTTTAAATGCATCGCAGATTCGATCAGCTACTTCCTGTGCCTTGTTATCCATACGAGCAAAGGCTTCATCCCATGCTTTCTGATATTCTTCTAATGCTTTTGCTATCGCTTCATCTAAAATTGGCGAGCCGCCTGTCCCGCTTTTGTCATCACCATCCTTAGAACCAGACGAATCTGAATTATCATTAAGCTGATTAAGTTCATCAAATCCAAGTACTGTATTCTTTAATTTCTTTGCAGCTTTATCGGCTTCTTTTAATGCGTCCCCTGCATCTTCCGTATCACTTACGAAATTCTCCATTCCATTATCTGCTCCGCCCATAGACGAGTTAATGGATTTGAACTCAATACCTAATAAGCTACCAATCCAGGCAAACAGTCGTTGTAACGCCATTACTAGACCATTAATATACGGCAGCACTTTTTCTACAATTGGTAAAAACAGGTTTCCGATTGTTCTTGCTAAATTAGCAAAATTCTGCTGAAGCATTCTCAACTGATTAGATGGAGAATTCATAGTATTTGCCAGATCTCCAAATGCAACCTTAGATTGATCTAACATAGCGAGCAAGCGCAATTGCGCTTTTGTCGCTTGGTTCATTTCAGAAACAGCCGTAGATAATCCGTATTTATATGCATATTCCTGTAATGTTGCATTTGTAATATCAATACCAAAGGCACGAACTGCACGGCTCTGTCCTGCCAATGCAGATGCAAACTTTTCAAAAGACTGTTCAAATGTAGTGTTTCTTAAGGATGCCCAGTCAGTACCAAGCATAGTAAGAGCATTGGAAAAATTCAAAGCACTTTCTTCTGCTACACCGATTGATTCTGACACCTGTGCAAACATTGCCTGATAATTCATTACGGTATTAGGATTCATTCCGAGATTTTTCTTGCCTGTATATGTGGCATTACCATCTGAATCAATTTCGTAACCTGTCATTTTGGCTGTAAGTTGCTTTGCTCTGTCAGAAAATGAATTTGCATAAGATTCCGCTGAGTCATATCCTGCCTGTTGCCAATTTGGAGCTGCATCGTCTCCTAATTTACGCATTGCTACTTCAAAATAGTTTACAGTCTCAAGGAAATTCATTGAGGACTCTACAGATTTCCATGCTTCTTTAACTCCACGAATGATTAGAAAAAAATTAGCGTAGAACGACCCTGCTATTTGTGAAAAACTTCTGAATCCTTTGCGTGATTTTCCGATGGATGACGTAAGTGTATTAAATGCTCTTGATAACATCGATGTTTTCTTAGTCGCATCGCCACTATCCGCACTTGGAATCGAATCTGCTCTTGCACCTTGGGACGCTAAATTGGCGATTGCATTGGTCATCTGAATAAGATTTCCGCTAACAGCAGGAGCTTTTGATAGTGTAGACATCATTTCATTCAATGCCTTTGAAATTCTCGGCATATTCGCAATAGCTTTATCTATGTTCTTCCCACCCATTTTAGATATGTTGTTAGCTACGCTTCCTAAATCCTTGGCATTTTGAGAAACAGCACCAAGCTGATTCATTCCAGATGCTAAAACACGAATATTCTGTGCGGTCTTTAGCATGTTAGAGGTAGGGATTCCGCTAATTGCTTTTATACCGTTTGCAAGATGCTGGAAGCTATTTGCATTTACGCCAGATAATCCAGCACTCGCCTTTGAAATCTGCTCAATGCCATTCGCAAATCCGGCTAGATTACTTCCGTTTATTTTTCCAATGGATGCACTTACGCCATCCAATTTTTTAATTAATGTGTCAAGTGCTGCAACTGCTTTCGTAGCCTGTGTTTCAATTGCAATATCTAAACGGTCAATCTCTGCTCCCATACTTCCCACCAACTTCCTACAGTTCTCTAAGGTCAGTGACTACCTTTCTACGCGATAGCCAGTTAAAAAGAATAGACGCTGTGACACGCCTACTCCTTATCTTCATCAAATCTTCTGTTAAATTCTTCTATCCAAAGTTTAAACTTTTCTTCTGGCGATAAGGTTTTTTCCTTTTTCGCAAGAGACAGTGGTTTCTTTGGATATTTCGTATGCTTGTTGAAACAGGATGCAATTGCCTGCTGCACATATAAACCATTGTAGTATGCTGATACATCCAATAGTTTTAACTGTTCCTGTTTCTCCTTGATGTAATTATCCTGATACATATACATGTACTTTGGGTTAAGCTCCCAGAATATATCCAATGGAATTTCCATTCGCAGTGCAGCCGGGAGCCATACATCATCAATTAGGCTGGAGAAGGTTACTCTCCGCTCTCCAATGACTTCTGTTCCGTCTTCTGCAATGTAGATTTCTTCGTATTCTTCGGTTTCTCCTCCGCTTTGTCCAGACCGAGGAGCTTCTTGAAAAAACCACTGCTCTGTACCGCTTCTGCATATGCTTTGTAAATATCTTCAAGTGTTCCACCGCCCATAATGTGCTGTTCTACCAAGTAATCCGCCTGTTCAGCATCACAATTTGCCACAACTGCGGTAAATGCCGATACGGCTGTGAAGATATATTTTCTGTCAATTAAACCCTCTACGGGCAGTCCCATTTGCTCCATCCTTCTTGAATGTGCAAAACTTAATTCCGGAACCTGATATGTTTTGTTGTTGATTTTTACTGTTGCCATAAAATTTTCCTCCAATCAATCTTAGCTTGCTTCGCCGACTGAAATCTTTGTGGAAGGTGATACGGAAAGGGTCATCTCACGGATGCCATTTACCTCGCCCTCATTGATGTAAACTGCATGTTGGCCATCCCATGTGGCTACGCCATCTACTCCATCTTTTCCCATCTTCAAACGGTACTTTAATGCTTTTCCTGCTTTTGCTTTTACTGTTGTATAAGCTGCTAAAGTGTAATTTGCTGTAAATTCCATAGCATCCATGGACTGTACACCAGGAACAAAGGTTTGAGATTCATCTTCCAGATCTGTTGTCTCTAACTGATCCGGTGCTCCACCTAATGCCGGGTAAGACTTGATCTTGCATAACTTTGACCATGTCGTTCCATCTTCGCTTACTTCCAAAGTAGTTCCAATCGTGTTTACCGCTTTTTTTTCTGCTTCTGCCATAATATTTTCCTTTCTACCGCTATCTAACGCGGTCAGCGAACACGTCTCGAGTGCGTGTTCGGTGCATAAAAATAAGAGCCATTAGGCTCCTTGGTTTCATTTATGTGG